TCAAGCTACTGATCGTACGAAAGCGCGATATTGGTCATGTAGAATCGGTCGTTATTGGAAACAATTAGGAGGTTCAAAAAACTTTAGCGGTTTTTGGTGATGACTAGATTAGAAAAAATAATCAATGAAGTTCTTTTAGAAGAAAAAGAAAAACGTGACAGATGTTTACGCATTGCTGATCGCAAATTTGATAAACCATCCGCTTACAAATCAGGTGCTGTAGTTAGATGTCGTAAAGGTGATATTTGGAAAGACCTAAAAGAAGTTATTCATGAAATCATCCAAGAAGATGAATCTTTAAGAAAATGGTTTAAACGCTCAGGTACCCCAGGTAAAGAAGGGGGTTGGGTTGATTGTAACGCACCAATTAGAAAAGATGGTAAAATAGTAGGATATAAACCTTGCGGGAGAAAAAAAGGAGAAAAACGTGCAAAATACCCTTCATGTCGTCCTACACCTTCACAATGTAAATCACCTGGAAAAGGTACAAAATGGGGTAAAACAAAATAATATGGATAACTTTGATTTAAAAAAATATTTAGCTGAAGGTAAGCTATTTGAAGAAATACAAAAAATTGAATTAAACACATCATTTCTTCAATCACAAGATGATTTTGAAAGAGGTGGAGATGAAGGTTTTACAGTATGGAGGCCTGAATTCAAAAATGGTTTAAAAGCATCACAACAAAATTTTAAATCATCTGGTAAGCCTGCTATTCCTGTTCAAGGAATAGAATATGAAATGGTGGATGTTATGAGTGATAGAGGAGAAGAAATACCATATATCAATGTTAAATTTAAAAAACCATTAAATGAAGTTTTTATAGATTTAGATGATTATGATCCGGAAGAATTTGGTGTAGAAGATTTTGATAAATTTGATGAGATAGTTGAGTCTAAACCTAATCCAACATTACAAGACGTTTCTGAATTGATTGATTTAAATAATAAAGATTTAAGTTTTTATGGCTGTTATGTTTTAGATATAAAATCTAACGAAATAATCAATATTACAAGACATGATTAAATTAACAGACCTACTCAAAGAAATTATTCAATTCTCCAACTGGAAAATGCCTTCATTATCTCAATTAAAACAAGAATTTAAAGTAGAGCAAGAAATGAAAGGTAATGAATTTTGGGAAGATGAAGAAGCATTTTTAAATGCAGTTGAAAATGGTGAAATTGTAACTATTACTCCTTCCGAAGACCAAGATATAGACTATAGAAGTAGAACAACATCATACGAAGAATTATTAAATTTAATACAAGGCTATAGATCATATCCTGAATTTAGAAATGAAAAAACTCTAAAAGCCATATATGAGGGTTTTTTTAAAAATAACTCACCTATGGACTACCCAATAATCATAGAATTTTCAGATGGTAGTAGAAGAGTATTTTCGGGAAATACAAGAATGGATATAGCATTTCAATTAGGCATTAACCCAAAAGTATTACTTATTAAGAGCAAATTATGAAAAAATCACAACTTAAACAACTTATTAAAGAGGAAATACTTAAAGCACTAAATGAAGGTAAACAGGTGGGTACTTTATACCATTTTACAGACCCATACGGCTTTTATCAAATTTTAGAATCTAATACTTTAAAACCTGCAGGAAACCAAAAATATACATCATTTACTAGAAATAAAAACCTTTTTCTTAATCCTTCTTTACTTAGTGGTGGTTACTATTATTGTTTGGTTATAGATGGAGATAAACTATCAAATAAATATAATATAGAACCATTTAATGATCCTCATTCTGTTAAAGATGAATTTGAAGAAAGAATCATTTTCCCTAAATCAGGAATGTATGTTGATAATATTAAACAGTATATAAAAAAAATAATTATTATGGGAGATAAAGTTTTTCCGTATAAATTTCAAAGAACTCAAGAGTATATTGGTAAAACAGAAAATAGAATTAAAAAATACATTGATGTTCCTATAGAAATCATATTTAGAAAAGGTTCATCTAAGAATTACCCATTAAGTGGGAATAAAGAAATGAAGAAATTTCAAGATAAAACAATATCAACAACCAAACCCTCTAAAAAAGATTTAAAACAAACTCTTAAAAATAAATATGGGTATGGAGAATAATATGATCAAACTAATAGACATATTAAAAGAAATAGGAGAAAACTCCTATCCATTTAAAAACCCAGACCAAATCTACGATGAATCCGATAACACACTACTCTCAATAGATTATACTTTTAATACCCCCACATTACCTTATAAAGTCACTTCCTATTCAGGTGAATATAAACCAGAAGATAAAACATTTGATTTATCATTTGGTGTTGATAAAGGAAATATGTACAAATTAGATACATTTCAAATGACTGGAGAGGGAAATGCTATAAAGATACTTTCAACTGTTATAGAAATTATAAAAGATTTTTTATATCAATATGATAATGAAGGAGCCGAAAAAATAGTAATTAATCCTACAAGTGAAAAACATAGAAAGATATACCAGATGTTAATATCAAAATTACCTTCTGATATTTTATCTAGAATTGAAATTAAATGACCCCATACACAGACATAGAAGTTACAGACAAATATATTATTCGTGAATTTAACGAAAATATAGACCCAATTGAACTATTATGGCACCGTGATGATGAAGATAGAACTATAGAAATACTTGGAGAAACAAATTGGAAATTGCAACTTGACAATGAATTGCCAACATCACTAAATCAACCAATATTTATCCCTAGACATCATTGGCATCGCGTAATTAAAGGTGATGGTAATTTAAAATTAAAAATATACTTAAAATGAAAAAATCCGAACTAAAGAAATTAATTAAGGAAGAGTTAGAAAAAATCAAGGGAGATGAAATTGGAGCTCACCATATTGAATTTTTTGACAAACTTGCAGAAGAATTAGGATGGGATGATTTTGATCACATGGAAATAAATTCCGATGAAATACCTGATTATGCTAAGAAACTCTTTAATATGGTATGCCAACTCTCAGGTAAATACCCCCCATTCAATTAACATCACTTATAGACTAGATTCATAGCCTAGTTGACTTTAAAATAAAAAAATTTCGAGAGCTGTGACCTCATTTTTGGAGGTCACTCTTTTTTTTCATATATTAAACTATAAAAACTTTTATAAATGCACGATAAAATTGTAATTGTAGGAGCAGGTGTAGCTGGAGTAAACGCCGCAACTAAACTAGTAGATGAAGGATATCCTGGTAATTTAATTACCATAATTGATATGGGTAAATCACCATATGAAAGAAAACCTGAAGAAGTAATGACAGGATTTCTTGGAGCAGGTGGATGGTCAGATGGTAAACTTACTTACCACACAGCAATTGGAGGTCAACTATCAAAATACTGTGGTGAAGAAAAAGCCATGGAATTAATGGATCAAGTTATCACTAACTTTAAACGTTTCCACCCTAAACCAGAGGAAGTACAATGTTCTGACCCTCAAGAAGAACCCGAATTTATCAAACCATATTTTGGTTTACGTTTGTTTCCTGTATGGCACGTTGGTACAGATTATTTACATGAGATTGGTAAAAATTGGTATGATTATTTAGTTGAGAAAGGTGTTAACTTTGAATGGAAAACCAAAGTAACAGATATTGATTTTGAAAACCAAATAATATCATCCACATCTCCAACCTCATGGGGTCTTGAGGGTAGTTATGACAAACTCATCTTCGGAGTAGGTAAATCAGGAATTGATTTTGGTAAACAGTTAGCAGAACAATATGAATTACCAACAGAACCTAAATCAGTACAAATAGGAGTAAGATTTGAGGCACCACAAAAACATTTCCAAAAATTAATTGATGTTAGTTATGATTTTAAACTTTATAGAAAATTTGAAGATAAAGGTGTATCCTTACGTTCATTTTGTACTAATAATAATGCCGCCTATGTAGCAACTGAAGTAACATATGGGGATCATACCTACAATGGCCATGCTAAAAAAGATGAAGCATATCGTAATGATATGACAAATTTTGGTATTTTAATGGAAATTAATGGTATAGATAATCCATTTGATTGGTCAAGAGAGGCAGTTAAAAAACTGCAAAAAGATGGAATGGGTACATATTATTCTCCCAACAACACACGTTTACCATCTAAAACATCTGAAGGCAACTATATTCAATGTAATGTAGTAGATAGTATTCAACCCCTATATAATGCTATTGGTGATTATGCTCTTTATATTGAAGAGTTTATTGAGGATATGAAAAAAGTATTTCCAACATTAGAGAATGATTGGGGTATTTACATGCCTGAGGTGAAATATCTTTCCCCTGAACCCTTAGTAAATTATAAAGATCTTAGTTTAACTAAATTCCCTAACGTACATTTCGTAGGTGATGCTTTAAGCGCTCGAGGTATTACAGTTAGTGGTGCCCAGGGAATATATGTTGTTGAAGCATTGCTAAATGAAATATTAGAATCAGATAATTATTATAAACAGATACAATGAAAATAGGATTTTGTGGTACTATGAGTGTTGGAAAAACTACTCTAGTAAACGCTCTTAAGGAACAACCTGAATTTAAAGATTATGTTTTCACAACAGAAAGATCTAAATATTTAAGAGATTTGGGTATTCCCCTTAATACTGACTCAACCCTAAAAGGACAAGTAATATTCCTTGCAGAACGATGTAGTGAACTCCTCCAACCAAACATTATTACTGATAGAACAGTAATTGATGTTATGGCATTTACAAATGCAGCCCAATCAATTCCTATAAGACATGCAGATACCTACTATGAGTTAGCTGCTCATTTTATTAAAGATTATGATTACATCTTTTATATTTCTCCCTTAGGAGTTGAAATTGAAGATAATGGAGTAAGAGAAACAGACCTAAAATATAGGAAAAAGATCGATAGAGAAATTAGAGATATACTTGAATATAACAAACATAGGATAAAAAACTATCATGAAATTTCAGGTTCTATTGAAGAACGAGTAGAAAAAGTAATTTCTTCAGTATTCCACACATATTTATAACAAAAATAATTTCAATGAAAAAATCTTATTTATTAGGTATTATACGCGAAGAAATCCATAACGTATTTTCAGAAATGAACATAAACGAAATGGCAAAAATTTCAGGAAATCTTAAATCCGCAATTGAAAAAGTAATCAAGGATAATCCTGATTTAGAAGGATTAGCTTTAAAGAAAAAAATTAAAGCTGATAAAAGTGTAGAGGATGCTCTTGAAGGGGATACTCTATATGATAACCAACTTAACAAATTTATTGCTTTAACTAAAGGAGAAAGAGAAGTTGGACAACGTGGGCGAAAGGCAGATCCTACTAAAGCTTCCACCCCTAAAACAACATCAACTAAAAAAGGCCGTCCTACTAATGTCACTAAGGATATGGATGATGAAGATAAAGAAGCTTTAAAATCCATGGGTAAAGATGAAACCGCAAAAGAATTAGCATCCACCCCCGAAGAAAAGAAAGAAAAGTTCAACTTGGGTCTAAAGTTTATTAAAAAATATAAGGATGATAAACCAAAAGTAGATGCTTATCTAAAGAAAGCAAAAGAAGAATATAAACTTTCAAAGGCAATGATTGACGATCTTAAGCGTGCAGCTGGAAGAGAGGTTGAAGCCTAACAAAATACATGAAAAAGGTTGTAACATTACATAGGACTAAATTAATTCTTTTAGGAATTATAGCAATATTATTGTTAGGGTTGGCTCTTTCTTTATATAAGAAAGACCCTACCCCTCATAATATTTCTCCATATCAAAAACAAATAGACAGCTTAAATGTAGAATTAAAACATTTAAAACAAGATCAAATTATTCTTACTCATAAGCTTAAAATGTATAAAGATAGTCTTGTAGTATATAACCATAAAATAGATTCTTTAAATCAAAATGTAACAAAAATACGAAACTATTATGGTAAAAAAATACGGGATATTAATAACGCTTCTCCTACTGAAATTTACGATTTTATCACAAATCGATACAAATAAAGTATGTTTTCCATATGAAGTAGCTAAAAAGATTTCAATTGAACTTGTTCAAAAAGATTCTTTAGAAGCAGAACTTCATGAAACTCAAAAAATTATTAAGGTTTTTAAATCTAAATTTATACTTCAAGATAGTATAATTTCTACTCTAGAAACTAAAGAAAAAAATTATATATCACAAATTGATATTCTTACTAAAAAAGATTTACTACATAGTAAAGAAGTAAACGAATTAAAAGATAAAAATTCTTCTTTAACTCGTAAAAATAAAAATCTAAAAACTACTACTAAAATTTTGGGTGGGGGTTTTTTGGGTACTTTAGCTTTATTAATAGTATTAATATAGTATGAGTCAAGATATAAAACAAATATTAAGAGAAGAATACATAAAGTGTGCGACAAATCCCGTATACTTTATGAAAAAATATTGTTATATCCAACACCCCCAAAGAGGAAGAATTCAATTCCATTTATACCCCTTCCAGGAAAAAGTCTTAAAATTATTTCAAGATAACCCCTATAGTATAATCTTAAAATCAAGGCAGTTAGGAATATCCACCCTTGCTGCGGGTTATGCTCTATGGTTAATGATCTTTTATGAAAATAAAAACGTACTTGCTTTAGCTACCACTCAAGCAACGGCACGTAATCTAGTTTCCAAGGTTCAATTCATGTATGAAAACTTACCTTCATGGTTAAAAGTAGGTGTTCCTGATGAAAATAATAAGTTATCTCTTAAACTTAAAAATGGTTCCAAAATACAAGCCAAATCATCTAGCCCAGATGCCGCACGATCAGAAGCAGTATCCTTACTAATAGTTGATGAGGCTGCTTTTATTGAAAATATTGCAGAAACATGGGCTTCCGCCCAACAAACCTTAGCAACTGGTGGGGGAGCTATAGTATTATCTACTCCTTATGGTACTGGTAATTGGTTTCACCAAATGTGGGAAACCGCTGAAAATTCCTTGGATAGTGAATTCCTCCCTATTAAATTACCCTGGCAAGTCCACCCCGAAAGAGATCAATCTTGGAGAGATAAACAAGATATTCTTTTAGGTGACCCTAGATTAGCCGCCCAAGAATGTGATTGTGACTTCAACACCTCAGGAGATACAGTTTTCTACAATGAATTTATGGAATTCTATGAGAAAACTTATGTTAAAGAACCCTTGGAAAAACGAGGAACTGACCGTAACTTATGGATATGGGAACCAGCAGATTATTCTCGCACATATATGGTATTAGCGGATGTTGCTAGGGGTGATAGTAAAGACTATTCTGCATTCCATATAATGGATACTGAAAACAATACTCAGGTTGGAGAATATAAAGGACAAATAGGAACAAAAGAGTTTGGCCACTTATTGGTAGGAATAGCAACAGAATATAATAATGCCCTATTAGCTGTAGAAAATTCAAGCATAGGTTGGTCTACAATACAAACAATATTAGAAAGAGGATATCAAAATTTCTACCATTCACCCAAAAGTGGAGAAATCAAAGCAGATTCCTACTTTAATGAATATTCAGACATAACAAAAATGACTCCTGGTTTTACAATGAGTACAAGAACTAGACCAATTTGTATCAATAAATTTCAAGAATCAATTTCTGATAAAGGAGTAATATTTCAATCTAGAAGATTACTTTCTGAAATGAAAACATTTGTTTGGAGGAATGGTAGAGCTGAAGCCCAATCAGGATACAATGATGATTTAGTTATGTCTTTTGCAATGGGTCAATATATTAGATCTACTGCATTACAATTTAATAAATATGGAGAGGATATGTATAAAAGTATGTTAAATAGTACAACATCCACCTCCACCCCTTATTTTGGGGGATATTCATCTAATACCCAAGATAACCCTTGGAAAATGGACAACCCATATACAAATGGGAAAGAAGATATTAGGTGGTTATTATGATGATATTTATAATTATATAATTTATTTAAATGGCAGATAAAGGCTTATTTTCCCGATTACAACGTTTATTTTCCACGGATGTTATTATTAGAAACACTGGAGGAGATCAACTAAAAGTATTAGATGTAAATACAATTCAACAATCCGGAGAATTCCAAACCAATTCACTAATAGATAGATATAACCGTTTATATACTAATTCTAGTACCTCGCTTTATGGATATCAAAACTCATTTAATTACCAAACCCTCCGACCACAGCTTTATTCTGAATATGATGCTATGGATACTGATGCTATTATAGCATCTGCTCTTGATATTCTAGCAGATGAGTCTACTCTTAAAAATGATATGGGTGAGGTATTATCTATTAGATCAACTGATGAAAATATACAACAGATTTTATATAATCTTTTTTATGATGTTTTAAATATAGAATTTAATCTATGGCCTTGGGTTCGTAATGTATGTAAATATGGGGATTTCTTTCTTAAACTAGAAATAGCTGAAAAGTTTGGGGTTTATAATATAATCCCATACACTGCATATCATATCGAAAGACAAGAAGGATATGACCCTGAAAAACCAGCTTCAGTAAGATTTAGATTTGACCCCGATGGGACTTCCCCATCTAGTTATGGACAACATAATATTCTTAACTCTTCTAATCCTGCTAATTCCATATTTTTTGATAACTATGAAATGGCACATTTTAGATTATTAACAGATACTAATTTCTTACCTTATGGGAGAAGCTATATAGAACCCGCACGAAAATTATTTAAACAATATACTTTAATGGAGGATGCTATGTTGATTCATAGAATCGTAAGAGCTCCTGAAAAACGTATTTTTAAAATAAATGTTGGTAATATAAACCCTGCTGAAGTAGAAAACTTCATGCAGAAGACTATCTCCAAAATGAAGCGTACCCCTTATATTGACCAACAAACAGGAGACTATAATTTAAGGTACAACATGCAAAACCTCCTAGAAGATTTTTATATCCCAGTCAGAGGAAACGATCAATCCACCCAAATTGATACTTTAGGAGGTTTACAGTATGATGGAATAAAAGATGTAGAATATCTAAGAGATAAATTATTTGCAGCACTAAAAATTCCAAAAGCCTTTTTAGGTTATGAAAAAGATTTAACAGGTAAAGCTACTTTAGCTGCCGAGGATATTAGATTTGCACGTACAATAGAACGTATTCAAAGAATCATAGTATCTGAACTTAACAAGATAGCACTTGTTCATTTATATGCTCAAGGATATAAAGATGAAAATCTTTCAAACTTTGAACTTTCATTAACCACTCCCTCAATAATATATGATCAAGAACGAGTAGCTCTAATGAAAGAAAAAATGGAACTAGCAACCCAGATGATCGAACAAAAACTCTTCCCAACAGATTGGATATATGATAACATATTCCATCAAAGCGAAGACCAATACGACGGATATAGAGACCTCATCAGAGAAGACGCTAAACGTAGATTTAGACTATCTCAGATCGAAAATGAAGGAAATGATCCACTGGAAACAGGAAAATCTTACGGAACACCCCATGATTTAGCTACTCTATATGGTAAAGAAAGAATGTACTCTAATCCTGGAAATGTTCCTGATGGATATGATTCTGATGAGAAAAAACCTTTGGGTAGACCTGTTGAAAAAGTAACAGATAAAAACTCCCAATATAATGCCTTTGGTAAAGATAGATTAGGTAATATTGGAATGAAAAATGATAATGATTCTTCTAATTCTATTAAACCCCAATATAAAGGGGGATCTCCTTTATCTCTCAAAGAAAAAACAATGCTTGAAAAAATGCCTTTAAATTCTAAAAGAATAGTATTTGAATCAGATGAAGAGAAAGGATCATTGTTAGATGAAAACCAAATACGCGAGTAACAATTTTTTATATATTTATAAATAAATAACAATTACGAACGAATGAAAATTAAACATTCCAAGTACAAAAATACGGGAATACTATTTGAACTTTTAGTAAGACAAATCACCTCAGACACGTTAGAAGGTAAAGATTCTCCCGTTAAAGGTCTCCTTAAAAAGTATTTTGTTAAAACCGAACTAGGGAAAGAATATAAACTTTATGAAACCCTACTTAACAAAACAAGTTTAACAGAAACTAAAGCAGATATCATACTCCAAACATTAATAGAGTCTTCTAAAACTCTTAATAGGAGGATGATTCGTAAACAAAAATATAACTTAATTAATGATCTTAAAGAACATTATAATTTAACTGAGTTTTTTAATCATAAACTCCCCAATTATAAAATACAAGCAGCTTTTTATACATTACTTGAGATATATAATAGCGACAAACCCACTAATCCCGAATACATCATTACTAACAAAATGACTATTTTGGAACATTTAACAGCTGCCCAAATAAAAGAGAAAGATATTCGTAATAATGTGTTAGAAGAACTTAAAAAAGAAGATAAGGATGTTAAAATGCTTACCTATAGAATTCTTTTAGAGAAATTCAACACTAAATATGAAAATTTTTCTCCATCTCAAAAAGAAATCTTAAAAGAACTTATTTATTCTATAGATAATAAACCCCGTTTAAAAGAGTTTTATATATCTAAAACAACTGAAATTAAAAAAGAACTTATAGAATTAAATAAAAAAACTAAAGATAAAATTACAAAAATAAAATTAGATGAAGTGATATCTTTATTAGATCCAAATAAAATTACTAATAAAGTAACAGATAACAACTTGGTTGATCTCCTTCAATACTGTGATTTGATAAATGAACTTGAAGTAGCAAATGCATCAGCTTAAGGAAAATATATTAGAAGTATTTAATGCTTTAAAAGAAGCAGAGGATTTTATAACTCATAAAACAGGCGAGGATCCTATTCATCGTACTACTACATGGATTGTGGATTATCAACCAAACCTAAAATCTCTATACAGTGATATAGATAATGTTGTTAGGAAATTAGAAAAAGTACAACAAAGAGTCCAATCCAACGAATCCGAAATTCTTTTAAAGATAGGTAAATCCCTAAGAAACCGTTTTGCACGATTGCTCAAAAAATACAGCGACTTAAAAGAACAATCCCTAACCACTCAGGGAGAAGCAACTTTCACCCCAGGCGAAGGAGCTCAATATGCAACACCAAAATCATTTAAAAAAAACCATAATTATAAACCAAAATTTAAAAAATTATATGAAGGTGAAATAAATGATTTCCAACAAGAAAGAATAGACACCTTCACCCAAATTGAAAAAGAAATTAATGATCTTTCCCCATTAATCTCTAATGCCAAAAATGCTACAATAGAATACTACAACAACAACCCCGGCTCTTATGCTATAGTTAGGTCAACCGATCTAATTTTGGATTATATAAAAGACATAAAACAATTACTTAAAGGAGAAGAAGAATGAAAACCTTACAAGATCAATACCTATTAATAAAAGAAGGTCAAGGGCATAAAGGAATTTTTTTAAAGGAAGCAAAACAAATGTTTCCTAACTATATTCGCAATGCTGCTACGTTTGAAGAAGCCGCTAATATATTAAAAGATAAAAACATTATTAGTGAAAATCTAGTAGGTATAGAACCAATTAATACCATCTCACGTGAAAAAGAATCATATGAGAAAGCATTTGAAAAATTTCTAGAAGAAGCTAATAAAAAGGACATTAAAGATCCTAATGCTGAGATCAAAAAGGTTTCCCAACAAGTAGAAGATAAACTTAAAAATAACTTTGATCGTACAGATAAGAAAAACCCTGATAATCAAATCTTTGGCGAGATTATGAAAGGATATTACTGTGAGATGAAAGATCCTAAAAATGCTGATAAAACCGAAGAACAACTACGTGATATTGTTTTGAAAAATCTAGCTAAAGATCCAATCTATTATACTAAAAATGGCATGTTTGGTGAAAAAGGTGTAGGTTTTGAAATGGATGTTCCTGGACTTGGTGAACCAAAAGAACCAAAGGGACCACATAAATCAAGTGGGTATGGTACTTTGAAAGAACAACAAATCCGTAAAATGATCAACTCAATGATCAAACAAGAACTCATTTTAGAAAACAAAAAATATCAAAAAACAGTTAAAGAAATTGAAACTGCAGCTAAACTAGCTGAAATCACTACTAAAATGGAAGCTTTAGATAAAGCAATCGAAGAAAAAACTTCTCGATTAAATTCTATTGAGGAAAGTGAAGATATGAAGGAGCTTGTTGATAAAAAAGCAATGAAAGAACTCCAAAAAGAAATTAAATTACTTGAGAAATATAAAGATAAAGTTCTTAAAATTTATGAAAAAACTGTAGGTAAGAAAAAAAAACAAGTAATAGATGAGGACCCCGTAACAGAGGCTGAGGGAGATTCAACTGATACTGAAAAGATGAAAACTGATTTAGAAGACATTAAGAAATCAGTAGATGATATTTCAAAAACAGAACTATTCGAAGAAGAACCTACAGAAGAATATTTAGTAGCTAAAGAAGAAGCTGAAGCTAGATACGAAAACGGAGAAAATATTGAAGACATAGTTAAAGATTTTCCGGAATTTGGGGAGATGTTATATCAAGATTTAAAAGGAAAATACGAAGGATAAAATGAGTAAACAGGTATTAATAGAAACTCAACTATTTTCCCCTTCACCCTTAAATTTGGTTGAAGGAAAAATTTCCCAACGAGGAAATCCTATTGTGGAGGGAATTTTAGCTACAGCTGAAGTGAAAAATGGGAATGGAAGGTTCTATAAAAAAGAACTTTGGGAACGTGAGTTGGAAAAATATATGGATTCCGTTAAAGAAAATAGAGCCTTGGGAGAACTAGATCATCCCGAATCTTCTATCATTAACCTTAAAAATGTTTCCCACAATATAACAGAGATATGGTGGAATGGAGACCACATCATGGGAAAAATCGAAATTCTCCCCACCCCCTCGGGAAATATATTAAAAGCTTTATTAGAAAGCAATATAAAATTAGGTGTGTCTTCTAGAGGATTGGGGTCTCTTAGAGAAAATAATGGTGTCCTTGAAGTACAAGATGATTTTGATCTTCTTTGCTGGGACTTCGTTTCTACCCCCTCCAACCCAGGATCATGGATGTCTCCACTTAAAGAAGGAATTGATTATTCAAATCTCCCAAATCCTTACATAGGGGTTCAAAAAGTAATAACAGATATTCTTTGCTCACAAGGAAGTTGTCCTATATTTTAATTAAAATAGTTACATATATTTAATAATTCTAGCCGAGCTTTTCTCGGCTTTTTTACTTTTGAAATATTTCTATATATGTATCACATGAATATGCTATCCCGTCCCTATATAGCATGGCTAATAATTAATTTCTATTACGTTTCCATAATAAACGTATTTCCCAAACAAAAACATAATTTTAGGAAAAATGGCTACAAACAGAGATTTGCTTAAAGAAGCAATCGCAGAAGCTAAAGCTGTAAAAGAAATGGCTATAGCAAATGCAAAAGCAGCTCTTGAAGAAGCTTTCACACCTCAACTAAAGTCTATGCTTGCTACTAAACTTCAAGAAATGGAAGAAGAAGATTTAGAAGAATCCCAAATTGAAGAAGTAGAAGACAACCTTACAGAGGAAGAAGAAGTTTCAGAAGAGTTAAATTTAGATGAACTTCTAGCTGAGTTGGAAGAAGGTGAAGAATCTGATGAAATGGTTTCCGAAGAAACAGAAGAAACTGAAGAAGAAGAAACTGAAGAATCAGATGAATCAATTGACATCCAAAACATGACAGAAGAAGATCTAAAAGATTTCATCAGAGACGTTCTTGAAGATCTTGAAGAAGAAGATGAAGAGGGTGAAGAAGATGAAATGGAAGATGAAATGGGAGAAGAAGATGAAGAAATAAACATTGATGAACTTCTTGCTGAAATTGACTCCCTAGATGAAGAAGAAGAAGAAATGATGGAAGAAGGCCTTATGGATAAAATAGTTAAGGCAGTAAACCGATTTGGCTCTTCAGGAAGAATTGAAGATTTGAAAAAAGAAATCCCTGCAAAAGTTGCTTCAGGTAAAAAGCTAGCTGCATCTGGAAAAATCGAAGCTTTCACAGAACCTACAGAGGCTGATATTAACGCTATAGTTAAGGCAGCCGAAGAAGATGGTGGTACTGGAAGAGTTGAGATTAAAGGAGGAAAACTAGTTTATACTCCTGGAGCTAATGTTAAAGGAGCTGCACAAGCATCAACTTTTGAGAATCTACAAAAAGAACTTTCTGAAGCTCACAAAACCATTAAATCTCTTCGTTCTGAATTGAATGAAGTTAATTTATTAAATGCTAAATTACTTTATACAAATAAAATCTTCAAAGGTAAAAACTTGACGGAAAGTCAAAAAGTAAAAGTACTTGAAACTTTTGATAAAGCTACTACTGTTAAAGAAGTTAAACTTGTTTACGAAACCCTAAATGAAGGAGTTAACACAAACAAAAGACCAATTTCTGAAAACATTGGAAGTGCCTCAAAACCAATGGGTACAACTAAAACACCTATAATTGAAGCTAATGATCAATTCGCTCGTATGAGAGAATTAGCATTCTATGGTACAAAACACTAATTTTAAAACTTAAAAAACAAAAACAAAATGTCAAATTTAAATGCACTTTTAGAAAGTTCTGCTAGCGGTTGGAGAAACATGCAGAACGAAGCAGCTAAAATAGCTAGCAAGTGGGGAAAAACAGGTTTATTGGAAGGCCTTTCTACAGAGGTTGATAAAAACAACATGGCCTTGATCCTTGAAAACCAAGCAAAACAATTAGTAACTGAAGCATCAACTAATGGTACTACTGGTGGTACTTTCCAAGTTGGAGATGGTGCACAATGGGCAGGAGTTGCTCTTCCATTGGTACGTAAAGTATTTGGATCTCTTTCAACTAAAGAGTTCATGTCAGTACAACCAATGAACCTTCCTTCAGGCCTAGTATTCTTCTTGGATTTCCAATATGGAGATACTAAAAAATTAAACTTTGGTGGTAGCTCAACTGTATATAACTCTAACGCTTCTATGTATGGTGATACTAACCCCGGATCATCAACTGATGCTAACGGTGGTCTTTATGGTGCTGGAAGATTTGGTTACTCAATCAACCAATTCTCATCTTCAGCTACAGTAACAGCTTCAGGTTCTGCTACTTGGGCTCAAGTTAATTATGCCGCTGAACTTTCAGCTTCAATTGCTGCAGGATCAACTTATTCTTACATTACTTTTGCAGCATCTGACTTAACTAACCCAGACCTTAAAGGTGTAAGAGCATTCGTAGGATTATCTGGTTCTTATGATGCAGCTGCTTTACTACCACAATATACTTCAACTGATGGAACTAACATTACTTTTGTATATGATAATGCGGCCGAAGCAGTATCTACAATTACTGTATGGTACAACCGCCAACCAGTTGATAACAACCGTGGTGACTTTGAAGATGCATCAGGTGCTGGTTATCCAAATGCCAACTCAACTTCAGCAGATCAACTTGCTATCCCAGAAATCAATGTTAAATTGAAGTCCGAAGCAATCGTTGCTAAAACACGTAAATTGAAAGCACAATGGACACCTGAGTTTGCTCAAGACCTTAATGCTTATCAATCACTTGATGCTGAAGCGGAATTGACATCTATCATGAGCGAATATATCTCATTGGAGATTGACCTTGAGAACCTTGATATGTTGATTCAAGATGCTTCTGCAGCAGATGAGTATTGGTCTGCATTAAACAACCGTGTATTAAATGATGCTAAAACTGGCTTTGACAACCCAGGATACTACAATACACAAGGACAATGGTTCCAAACTCTAGGAACTAAAATGCAAAAAGTTTCAAACAAAATCCACCAGAAAACTCTACGTGGAGGTGCGAACTTTATGGTAGTTTCCCCTACAGTTGCAACAATCCTTGAATCAATCCCTGGATTCGCATCAACATCAGATGGTGAAGCAACTAAAATGTCTTACGCATTTGGTATCCAAAAATCAGGTCAGTTAAACAACCGTTTCACAGTTTATAAGAACCCTTATATGACTGAAAACGTTATTTTAATGGGTTATAGAGGATCTCAGTTCCTTGAAACAGGTGCTG